GATCAGAGCCACGATAGACAATAGCGTTACTTTGAAAGTAGATGAGGCCTTCAATAAGAAGAGACGTATCGTTCGCAAAGGTGAGTGCCGCTCTATCTGCAGGAGACACAGAGAGCGTAGGAGAGAATGTTAGAGCAGCCGTCTTGTTCGTGCTACTAAACGTAGACGAGGTAATCGTGTAGACAGTGGCACTGCCAGCAATGGTAAAAGTAGAACCATTTGCAGGCTGATAGAAGATGTTGGCTACGTTCAGCGTAGTACCAGTCTGACCACTGTCCTGAACAAGAACCTCTCCGTAGGGAGGGACAAAAGACGTAGAGTACTTTGAGTAACCAAGGATACGACGATAACCACCCTCAACAGAAGGTTCAAAGTTAGTCAACTGTCTTGCCGAACCCGGCATGTTCAGGCCTTGTTGAAGGGGGCTAATGTTTGTAACCAACCCGCCTTTGAACTCTACAGGAAATGTTTGCCAGCCAGTAGGCATTATCTTGTTCTCATGTAATTGGTCGAGCCGATGGTGTCACTCACACGAGTATCTCTGACATAATCGTATCTGTTGATGTAGATGGATCTCATGCTCTTGATACCTGCATCAAAGAGTTCTTTAGAGACAGCAGCATCTTGAGTGTTTCCACGGAACAGGTAGACATAGTACATCGCTCCGTCAACAATGACAGAACGGAACTGTTCTGGGACAACAGGTACATCAGAGTGATTTTGGAGGTCTACAGGGAGTCTGTAGTATTCAAACACCAATTCATAGGCTTGGTCTGGGATGGGATGCACGCCATAATTCTGATCCGGGGTTCTGAATACAAACCGAGGAAGAGTTCTGATGGAGGTGTTTGTAGTGTTGTACTCATCATCAATGAACTTCTCAAGATAGTCCTCATAGGAAATGATCTTGAGTTTAGATGTTTCGTTATTGAATGTGGAACTTCTCTTCACTCGGAAGGAGTCAAAATCTACTGTCTTTGTGTCAGCAGGATATGAGTATCTATTGGTGCCAGCAGTAAAAGTTTGGGTGTATTCAACGTGATTGAAAGGCCACTCATAGGCGAATTGGTTGATGTTTCTGAGGGAAGAGTTGATAGAGTCTCTTGCCAGCCCATAGAAGCCGTTAGCAGAGGCGAAGTTTGACGTACTGAGTTGGACCTCGTTTACTCTTTTGTTTACGTCGTTCACTAGGCCCAAGAAGTCATACGCCATTTTATTCCCTACAGACAGAAAAAGGTAGGCCTCTTTCGAGGTTACTACCTTGGGGTTAGGGGGGCCGAAGCCCCCCTGTTATCTGGCATTAGGCCAGTTGGTCACGGTCAACGTCAGTCGCCACCAGACGGGGTTCAACATCCATCAGCAGCGCCCACACACGCACCTTACCACCCGTGGGGGCAGTCGTGGCAGTGGCAATCAGGAGGTCGATGGTGTCAGCAGTCGTACCCACGACGATGGGCTGGAAGGCAGCAGCGTTCTGAGCATAAGCACCAGCAGCGGCAGCATCCAGATCGAAGCCATCAACGAAGTTGTCGACATCAACACCAGTACCCAGGTCGAGAGTGGTGTCGTTCGATTCGCCAGTTGCAACGGTAACAACTTGCAGACCAGCATTCAGGATGACAGTCGACACCGGAACAGAGATTGCTTCGATAACGTCAGTAGCGACCAGAGCCGAACCTTTAGCAGTAGCGGCAACAGCGAAGTCAATTTCCTTCTCGATGAAGTAGACTTGACGCGAGGGGGTGTTACGATCCGCAGTCCCACCCGAGAGAGTAGTGATAGTAGCCATGATTATTTCCTTCTCATGTTAGGTTGGGTTAGGGGCCAACCAAAGTCAGCCCCCACTGTTGACCATTAGGCCAGGTTGTAACGAGCCACCGACAGGGCTTCGGGACGCAGGATCTTACGACCATACAGGTGCATACCACGCACGATGTCAGCAAACGAGTCCGGGTCACGGTACGTTTCGGTCTTGTTGATCTGTTCAGCCGTAGCAACAGCCGAATCATGACCAGCAACAATCACACCATAGTTGGTCGATTGAGCCGAGGCCGAACCCGTAGTCGCAGGACCAGTACCAACCGAAGGCAGGTTGTTCGACACGTACACCCGGAAGCCGTTCCAGTTCTGAATCACCAGACCGTTACGCAGGGCACCCGAAGCACCGAAGTCAGCGTTCAGGAAGCGCGAGTCTTCGTCAGCCAGAACTTCCATCAGCACCGGGTCGATCACGATCCAGCGGCCATCCTTGTCCACGTTCTGCTGGTCGAGCAGACGACCCATCCGGTTAATCAGCATGACCGGCGAGACGTAAGCAGTCGGCAGAGCAGTAGCACCCGGCAGACGAGCAGCAACGGGGATCGAGTCACCCACCGAGCCAGCAGTCGTGATGTTACCAAACGACGGACGCGACAGCTTCATCGAAGCCAGCAGTTCATCCGAACCGGCAGTCGTGATCGCCTTGGTGCCATTGACCGTGGTGTTCACAGTGTCAGCATTGTCGTGCAGAGCCGACTGAGTATAGCCCGACAGGTAGCCAAGAACTTCTTGGTCGTGCTGGTCAGCCAGACGATAGGCGGCACGCTGGGTGGCCAGATCCATGAAGTTGACGTGCGAGTGAGCCACTTCGATGTCGTCCATTTTGAACGCGAAGTAGTTCGACTTGTCGATCACCAGCGAGAAATCTTCGTCGTCCAGATCTTGAGCCTGGATCTGAGTGCCACGGGCATAAGCCGACACCGAGATTTCCGGTTCTTTGATGATACGCACTGTATCGCCCAGAGCCGAGATTTCACCGAAGTAGTCGCTGTTGGTGATGTCACCCACAATCGTCTTCTTCCGGAAAGCCAGTTGGACCTTCTTCGAGTAAATGACGGGGGAGAAATTGCCATTAGGCAGGTTGCCGTAACCGGCAGCAGTTTGGAAAGCCATTCTAAATACTCCTAATAAATGGCGTGTGCCAAGAACTCAGAGGCCAGAATGCTCGGGGTGTCCAAATGGAGGCCCGGTTAGCTGGGTAGTCCTGCGTCTTTAATTTGGCGGGGTTGTTGGTCAAGCTGGTTGGCACATTATGCGGCAGCTTGACCTTGTTATATGTAGCAACTTTAGGGAGTCAATACCCTATCTTGCACCACCAGAAAGGTCATAGACAAAACGACCCTTCCGCATTGCATCGAGAATGTCAGCCTCTTTCTGTTCGTACTCTTTGGCAGACATCTTATTCACTGTAGACTCTTTGTAGTAAATCCCACCTTCTGTAGGATCTACATCTGCTTTGTTCTTAGTACCAACTGCACGAGCAGCATCTTTCTGCTTCTCACGAATGGCACGGGGGTTCATGCCCTTATCAACCTTATACAGGTCAAGTACACGAATGACAGATTGGGGATCATCCTCATTCTCATAGACTGCATCCTGAACCCACTTAGGTTGTTCATCAGCCCAACTATGAAACTCATCGGACTCTTTGATCCTATCGAAATCAGCATGAGCCTTTCGAATCACATTCTCTGCAGTCTCACGAGCATTACGAGCAGACATTGCATCCATTTCATCAAAGCGATTTTTGGTTGCACTGAACAGTTCTTCTGCACGCTTACGAGCAATCGAGTCAACAATAGAAGCAACATCAGGATACTTCTTCATCCACTCCATAATATCAGCTTCTGATTTAGGAGGAAGAACAGATGCAGGGGTAGACTTCTGAGCCTCAAGCTTTTCGCTCCACTCTTTTTCCTTTTCAGCCATATGACGACGAAGATCACCATACCGCTTCTTAAAGGTTTCTTCCTCTTTAGAGAGAGGACGCTCTTGTGCTTTAGGCTCTTCCTTTTCCTCAGGTTCATTCTGAGGTTTCATAAGTTCCTCAATCTCCCTCTCGGCCTCTTCAACCTTGTGTTGATTACGACGATTAGAGTTGGGGTTCACAAACCCTGCAGTTTTGGTTTCGATGACAGCATCAAGTTGAGGCATTGTAACTCCTTTGTGGGGCCGGATAACCGGGTAGCCTTATTTGTTGGGTCTTTGGATCAGACCACCACGACGGAATTGTTTGGGGGTCATAGGTGTCGTGGGCTTAGGTTTTGTTGTTGGGCTTGTCGTAGTCCCCAAACGACCAGACTGTTGAGTTGTTTTTTCAGAAGGGAGAGGGGCAGGTGCTGTACCAACACTGGGGTTGACAGTAAAGGTGTTTCCCCTATTTGTCCCGGTTGGTGTACGAGATTGCCTATTACCACCACTGGACGAGGAGGGTGTAAGATTCCTTGTGCTTTGATTTGTAGGGGTTTGGCCTTTGGGGGTAGGTGCCCTAGAGGTAGAAGTAGAGGTACGGAATTGCTGTTGATCCTCGTAGTATTGATCTCCAGTAGCAATTGTACCTTCGAGCAGACTACCAATCCAACCAAGGTCTTCTTGCATATCCGAAGCTGCAGTTTCAAGTTGCAGTTGAAGTGCTTCATAACCCTGATCTCTTGCAACTCTAGCAGCAGCCCGAGTACGAGAGATAGCATCAAGATCTGCAGCAGTACCAATCAAACCACCAGCACCACTCAAGAAAGATCCACCAATTCCGCCTTGTGCCCAAGCAGACAAATCATCTTCACCCATACCATAGAGATTTACTGCAGGGGTACGAGGGGCAGCAGGGGCAGTAAGGTTTGGGTCTTTGTCCTTTTTCTCTGGCTTAGGCTTATCCTCTTCGGGAGGGACTTGACCTTCGGGGAAATAACCTTGGGGGATCTCTTGCGTTGCTACACCGTCAACAAACATAATGGTCATCTTTTGACCACCAACATTCTCATAGGTACGGTACTCAATGTTCTGAGTAGTGGGGGTTGTAGGAACAGGAGTAAAGGTGCTGAAACCCGGAATATTTGAAAAAGAAGGGGGAGCAAAAGCAGATTGGGTTTGTGTCCCAACATCACCACCCTCAGCCATCTTGATTGTAACACCAGAGGCTTTAAGTCTTTCACGCAGTTGAGGACTACGCTTAAGGGATTCTAGGATCTTTCTAGCATTCTTGTCAATACCTACATCACCACCTTTTGCCATTCCCATTTCAGGAAATTCTTCTTCCTCCATTTCGATAACGGGTTCACCACCAATACGACCATTGGACTCCATCTCAGCAAGGCCCTCTTTAGCTTTACTACGAAGTCCTTCAAAGAAGGCTACACCGAAAAAGCGAACCACATCAGCAGGGACGACATACTCACCACTAGACAACTTTGCATCTACATCGTCACGAACCTCTTCGGCCATACTGCCGGGAGGAATCTCGTTACCGCTTACAGGATCAACTTCCATCCCATCATCAGCAATACCACCTTCTTCATACAGATTTTTCATTGAGTTTGTCCCTAAGCAGTTTGAGTTTACGCAGGGCAGAAATCTCTCCCTGTGTTCTATGCAGTTCTACCGTATCACTAGACTGTTCAAGCTTCTTGTGGTGTAGTTCAACCTCTTTATCGAGCCACTCAAGAAAGCTTGTCCACATCCTATGGTCATTTACGAAGTTTTTCAGGCTCATGCCGCAGCAGCCCCTGTGTTGGCTGTAAAGCCGGGTTCACCAGGAGTGGGTGCCCCACCAATGCCAATGTTACCGGGGAGTTCCCCAGGCTGTCCTGCTGTCGCTGCGGGAGGCCCTGCTATGGCACCTTGAGGTTGGGCAGGGGGAGCAGGGGGCTGAGTCGCTTGGAACTGTTTGAGGATCTCTGCTTGAACAGCAGCAGCTTGCAGGGAGTTAGCAACCTTATCGGGATCAAGATCCATGCTGGAAGCAATCTCACGGACAAGGTAGTCCATCTTAGCAAAGGGAGCCAGAGCAGGAGATTGGACCACACTCAGGAACTGCATCAGTCTTTGACTACGAACTTCGTTAGCCATCAGAGATTGAGTACCAGCAGCCTTAACTTCCAGATCACCCTTAATCTCAGGATCAAAGTCAAACTGCATGTTGAAGGAGAACATGGCTTTGCCGAGAGGAGCAAGCAGGTAGTCATCGACGTTCTGAACCACAGTACGAATAGCACCGTTGGCTGCAGACATGAGCAT